GAGTGATTATGTCACCCGATCCCTCAAAAAGACTCAACCTATTCGTTTATATCAAGACTAAGTAGGGATGAACCCTACAGAGTCAATTTTTTGCCGGAAAAATTTCCGAGCATTTTTGGAATCAAAAGCTGATTTTGGTCAGGAATCAGCAAGCGCTTGGAAGTAAGACAGAGTATCATCTTCTTCATCTGATGCAGGCTTTGCGGAAGCAATTGCGTCCTCTTCCCGACCAGTAAACGAAGGAGTGAACGAACGACCAGTGCGTTCAGCTTCAAACCCAGCTTCTTCATCAACGACTTCAGGATCTTGGGAACGAGAAGAACTAACGTTACCCAAAACGTAGTCAAGACGCTTCTTCATTCCATCATAATCTTTGAACTCATCACGTTTGACGATATCGGAAAGAGAATACTCTTTCTTCCAGAGAGCTTCAAGAGCATCATCATCTCCATCAAGAAGTTCAGAAGGACGATCAAATTCAGAACTATCATAGTTCCAATAACCAGCAACTTTCTTGATCTTCAGTTTGAAGTTGGCACCTTGCCAGAAATCAAAAGGATTGATGGGTTCTTCATCATCAAATTCTGGTTGCATTGCTTCGGTAAGTTTATCAAAGATCTTCTTACCAAACTTATAAAGGAAAACTTTACCTTCGTTGTCAGGATTCGCAGAATCGCGGACAACATAGATGTTTGCATAATAAGAAAGTTTACGCTTCTGTTTACGAGCAGTTTCTTTGTCCGAATCAGAACCAGAGTTCCACAGACGACCGTTGTGTTCACAAACAGGACACTTATCTCCCAGAGTGGTGAGACAATTATCAATCAACCAGCCACCGGGACCTTGGAAAGCATGAGTGTACATCTTTGCCCAGGGAAGGTCTTCCCCTTCAGGTGCAGGCAGAAAACGAATAACAGCATATCCGTTCCCAGACTTATCAACTTCTGGTTTCCAGAGGCGATCATCGCCACCAGAGGTCTGAGACATCTTCTCGACTTCTTTGACCAACTTGGAAGTCAAAGCACCGAGATTAGACTGTTTTTTGAGATTTGAAAAAGACATAATTGGATACGGCTCGATAATTGGATACGGCTTTTGCGTACCTCAGTAGTATAAACGATAGGAAGATGGATGTCAATCCATCCCGACTACATCATTTTCTTCAGTGAACAGAGTTGTTTCTCCATTGTTTGAAGAATCTGACGAAGGTCGGTATCCTTAGGATATCCCATTTCAATGGAACTGTCAAGGATTCTCTGAAGCATACTTTTTGCTTCTGGATCATCCGATAAAGAAAGACGAGTGTATAGTATTCGTTGTTTACTAATAAGTTGTTCTAAGAGTTCTATGTGATCAATCTTATCTTCCTTTTCCATGGTAAAAAATGTGAACATATTTTCAAAAACTTGTTCTTGAAGATTTGCAATTTCTTGCATTTCTTCTTGAACAATATCGGAAGAGAAGAAACTCATAACACAAGATCTTTTAAAACTTTTTTGTACTGAGATACGTTAATATTTAGGAAGGGGTTATACTTTTTCATTTTCAAACTTACGGATGTCCACACCGGATCATCCAATCTTTTATCAAAATTTTTCTTAAATCCTAGAATTTTATCCAGAATAATCATTGTCTCCACAGAGACTTGTTTCTTGATATACATTTTCAACAACAATGGATGTCTTCCGCCTTTAATTTCAAAGATTTTATCGAAACTACTCTGAGAAAGCAGATCAGAAATTTCTGATCTAAAAATATAACTCATTGATTGAGTTACTTTTTTCCATTGTTGATATCGTGTCTCACCCTCTTTGATGATTTCTCCAATCCATAGACTTTGTGGATCATCACAAAGAGTAAAGTTTGCAATAAAGAAATCTACAACTTCTTCATCATTAAACTTACGGGACATTTTTTCAAAAAAATATCTATCCTTTCTTTTGTTGTAAGAAGAGATAGATGCTCGGGTTTTACCCCCATATTTTTGGTAATCAAAACTATCGCGAGTGAAGTGTTGTTTCATCGCAACATATTTTACATAACAATCAAAAGGCATCACGTCAGATAGGAAGTTTGGCTCGACTTGATTTTTTAAGATAATTCAAATGAATTGCATCACATTTGATTTTTTCTTTCAGTGGTTTTGAGATTAGTTTAGTTACTAACTCAACGTCAATATTATTTTGATCGCAAAAATATACGATAGCATCAATATAATTCATGTCACTATTCACTAGAACAATTTTCTCAATCTGTTCTGCGAATCTTACTGGACAATAAAATTTTTCTTCCAATGCTTCTTTAAGTTCCTTTTCCATATACTTCGAGTTGGTGTTGTACAAAAGTTCTAATATATTTGGAGAGGAGCTTAATGTATTTGGACTTATCATATTCTTCATAGACAACACATTCTCCATTTTCACAGGACATAATGATTACAAATTTCTTTACTATTATACCAGTCATTTCATACAACATGCAAGCATATGCTGCACACTGTACAAAATAGTGTTCAATCCACTCCCTTGGTTTTGGTTTCTTACTGGTCTTAAAGTCAATGACTGCAAGTTCTCCGTCGTACTCAGCAATGCAGTCTACAGTTCCAGCAACTCCCAATTCTTTACTGAACAAAGATTGTTCAATAGCGTGAATATTATTTATCTTGTTCAAATTTGGTTTAGATTGTTGAAATAGAAAGAATGATAATGGTTGAACATCAGAGAGTGTCTCTTTATTATTCAGATAGTCTTCAACAAGTGTGTGCATATCAGTACCACGACTTGTTGCTTTCTTTGTGATTCTATTTGCTTCTTCTTCACCAACTTTTTTTCTCCACTTAGAAAAAATGTCGCGATTATAAAAACTAATTACCGAAGTAATAGAAACTAATTTTAAAAGACTTTGATTATCAGTGTCAGGTACTTTATAGAACCTGACGTTATCAATCGTTTCTCTCTCAAGTTTCTCATAGTGAATGGAAACGTGTTCAAACATCAAATACCCAACTCCATTTTAGCAAGAATATACTCTTTTACAATTCCAGATCGAACAATATCATCAGTTTGAAACTCAATAATTGATATCGACTCCATGATTTTAAGAATATTCATGAAGTCAACAATCCCATTTCGATCATTGGTTTTTGTAAGGTCAGATTGAGTAGCATCTCCACAAAAGACAACGCGACTGTTTTCACCAACCCTAGTCATTATACTATCAAGTTCATGGAAATTCAAGTTTTGAAATTCATCAACGATAATAATTGCATTGTCAAGAGTTGTTCCACGAAGAAATGACGTGCTCCAAAACTTAATCGTTTCTTGTGACTTTAAATTACCATAAAGCATCTCAAAGTCAGCATCAGAAGGCATCTGGAACATGAACTTCACCATATTCTTATATGGAATTTGGTAAAGTGCAGATTTATCTTCATGGTCACCAGGAAGGAATCCAATTTCTCTCGTTGATACAAGAGATCTCACAACATAAATCTTCTCATAAGGAGTATACTCAGACATTACATCTTTTAATGCATTATATAATGCAATGAATGTCTTTCCTGTACCAGCACAACCATAGGCGATGAGATGTTTACCATCTTCATATTCATCAAAAAACTTTTTTTGATTATCGGTAAGTGGTTCAATATCAAGAAGATAATTTGAATCCAATGGTTTTGATTTTTTGGACTGCTTTACAGTAAGTCCAACACCAATGGGTTGGACATCGTTGTTTCTTTTTTTACGAGCCATCAATAATAAGTCCTATTTTTTCTAACATTGGATCCAGGTTGGCGACTAGCTCTATCAAGGATTTCGTTCCATCCGTTTGAGTTAGCTTCCCCCTTCATGTTGGCGTCACCAACTTCTCCAGATCCACAAACTCCAGCAGACCAATCTTTATCCCAATCAGAATTTTCTTCTCTCCACTGAGAATACTCTTTCATGGTCATGTGGAGCTCTTTCTTTTCTTTAGTTTCTTTATGAATAACAGGATATGTGGGCATTTGTCACCTTCAAATGTAAATATATTTATTAGTTCCAACCAAGTGCTTCTGCAACAGTGGGGAACTGGCCAGCAAAAATACACTGACACTCTTTAGCAATATCCATGTGTTCTTTCTGAGTTCCATTAGCAGACCTCAGATCAATATAATGAATCCATGATCTTACAGAACCGGTCATGTAAATTTTTGTAGGCGTTGCCAGAGGAAGTACAAAACGAGCACACTCTTTTGCAATCGACGCATCAAGCATTTCTTGATAAAGTTTCATTCCTTCTTCAAAGTGCTTTTGCATTTTGATCTGGAATTCTTGACGGACAAACGGGTCAATATCATCAATAGAATTCTGACGATTCTTGGTGTCTTGGCGGCGTAGTTCAGGTAGAGGGATCTTCTCCGCGAGTAAGGAAGAATCAG